GCGTAGTACCCGCTGAAGTTTGAATAGCCATAATTAATTACCTCACAGTCCAACCGCTTTCAAATTTTGGCGGTAGACTTTTTTGAATTTTTTAACCGCTTTACGCACCCAACCATGCGGCATTTGTTTGGAATAATTTGGAACAAACTCCAATATCCCAATATAAGGCACGTTATTAGTCAGGTGGTAAACTTTTCCGACTGCATTAGTTATAACGACTTGAGCATCTTTGCCGGTTTTACCCGAACTATCTCTGCCGCTTGTATCGTTACTCGTAACAGTCCCGTTTGCAGGGCGATTTATGGTGGCTTGCCAATTAGCCTTTGCCCTTCCTGTATCTACCGGTGTTCCTTTGATAACTTGCTCCGTCAGATAAAAAAGAGTGGCTTCGGTTGCATCGGTCAAATCACGCATATACCGCTTGCGTATTTTCTTTATGTCAGATTCAAAGCTCACGCCAGAACCCTCCATGATACCGTGACAGGCACAATGTACCGCTCGTCTACCATCAATCCCTGATTGACTTCGACAGTCACGATTTTTACTTTGGTGGAATTGTATGTGTATTCAGCACCACGGGGAAAATGCAAAGCCAAGAGTCTTGCTTGCTCCTGAGCATCAAATCTTCTGCCGCCTTTAGCTGAACGCACAGTAATTTGGTACATACCTTCATAATCGTCACTGGATGTATGTGATAGGCCAACAGGTTCTTTGGTGTTGGGCATGAAGGTTTCTTCAAGATATAACGTGCCAATGACAGGCTCGTATTCATCGTTTTCGTATGCAATAGGTGGCACTCCCGCAGTCTGGAATGCCTGTAATCTAACCGCCAATGCGGTCTGTATGTCTTTTTCGACTGCGCTCATTTTCTAATTTGGCAAATATAAATTACGTTTGTTCCGGCAGGATTAATGGATTCAACTTCCATAACCCTGAAAACAGTGGAGTTCACGGTTACATTCCAACCAACCTCCGGCTCTGTCGCTACATTGTTGCAGATGAGCCTCATATCAGAAGCCAATATGGAATCGCCATCAATCTCGATATTTCTGTATCTCGTGGCAACGCCATAACCCGATACGTTTGTGCTAGTTCCGGGGTCAGTTACAACCCCTGTGGCAGGGTCTATATTAGCACCGCTTGTATAATTAAACGTAATTGCCGCACCGTTATTGGTGAGCAGATTGGTGGCTTTGGTTTGCAGGGCAGTATAGTTGATGCCCATTATTAGCCCCTGATGCTAGTGAAATTGTTGCCCATTGAACTGGATGTAACCAACTTGCTCATGATATTGCCGATTGACCGATTAATCGTATCAGGAGCCGCACTATCCATATATTCAATTTCAATAACGTCAACCTTTTCTCGCTTGGTTGCTCTTTCAATAATTGAGAGTGGATTACTACCTTGCATAATCGAAACGCCAATAGTTATCTGAGCATCTTTGACCAATTTGGGGATTGTATTGCTATCGCTGAGATAGCTGTCAATCCAGAGGTCAGTTCTTGGAAATTGTAAAGCCTGTAACTCAGTCTTTTTGATTCCCTTAAATGGCTGTTGCTCAAAGTAATCCATTGCCTGAATCAGCAATTCGGATTCATCACCGTAAGTGCTTGTAATAGTTATATTTCTATCAGTGCAATATTGCTGAAATTCTGCAACAGTGGCATAGGAGTTGGAATCAGTCTTTCCGGTGCCATCTTCAATAATCAGGGTTGCCATTTACACTTCTTTCCAATCGGATTTTTTGTATCTTTCAACTTGGTCGGCAGGCACATCAATCTCGCCTTTGTCCGGTCTGGTCATTCTGACAGTATCGGATTCCCAAGCCTCATTTTCTGGGGTTGATGGGTCGTCAGCAATAAACTCGCCATCTTCGTTTCTGGCTCTTTTCTTGCGTGGCATGGTTAGTACCTCTTACTTTTTCGCTTTGGCTTTGGGCTTTGCTTTAGCTTTTGCTTTGGCTTTCGCTTTGGGCTTTGGTGATGTTTCATTGAACAGCTTATCCTTTTTAGGGTTAAAGTCTGATTCGTTGATTATCGCATAGCCCTCTTTGGCTTTGCTATTAACAATTTTAACTGTACGTAACGCCATGATTTTACTCCATATAAATAAAGGGGCGGCATTTGCCACCCCCTTATATTTTTTGACTTAGCCGAGCAAGAGTGCTGTATGTTCGGGTTTCATCATGGAAACACCCCATGCCAGAGCAACTTCGTAATGAACTTGCCTGTATTCTTTATACATGGAGATTTCAAAAGTAATGCCTGAACGTGGGTCAGTCATCAGCATGACATCTTCAGCCAAATCACCTTCTTCTGGCCTTGCGGGAGCGCGAGTTACCAGGACAATGGCAGAACGGTTGAAAGCCATGTTTGCAGTATAGTCTGCACCAACTGTGATGGCTGAGTTATCAGCAACGGCAGTCTGTAGACCGGGTGCCGCAATGGTGAATGAGCCTGCCGCCAGAGCTTCAGTAACAACGTACTTGTTAGCATCGCCCGCGAAAGTGACAACGTCACCGGCAAGAATTGTACCTGTGCCAGTGTCAGCCGCGATTACAGTATCGCCAACAGCCAGACCCGCATCATTTACAAGATAGCTTGCGCCAGTTCCATTAGTATGAGAATTGGCCTGTCCGCTTTCGCGGATGTCCATTCCGGCAGTAGTCAGCATTACGCCCTGACGCAACAGAGCAGAATCACCCTGTATGTCAACGCGAGACTGAAGGCCGAGCAACTTAGCGCCTGCACTTGAAGAAATAACCAACTGGTTATCAGTCAGCGGAGAGCCGTTGTCTTTCAGGATTTGCAGAGCGTTAGCGGCATCGCTGAAATCGCCCGCAGTACCGAAAGGAGTGGTTCCGGCAGTACCAGTAGCGCGAGAGGTTGATGCGTACAATGCAGTGAGGTCGGTTTCGACTTCGTTGCAAAGAGTGCGCATAGCCTGTGCAAACTGGTTCTGGAGAATTGAGCGATATCCAGGTCCGGTGTTCAGACCACGCTGTTCCTCACCGTTGTAACGGATTGGCACACCGCGAGACTTGGATATGCTGATGGTTTTGTTAGTAATAGTCTGGTCGCCAGTGTTCGGGGCAATCTGAGCAGGAGTAATATCTGCCGCAGTAGAAGCCGGAGCAACTGGAGAGCGTACTGTTTGACCTTTGGCGGCTCTTTCAATGGAGGCATCCAGAGTCACCGCAGGAATCATACCAACTAATTCACGTGAGACTGTATCGAGAGCCTCATATAAATCAGGGGTCAGGTTTGTTAGCGTATTAGCCATTTTACTGAGTTCCTTAGTTTAAATTAATCTTCAATTGTGCCTCCGTCTTTGACAAATGCCATCTGCTTTGCAGGGGCTAATCTCTCAAAGTCGGCACGGTTCATTTGCTTGGAAGCCCCGCTCCCACTTGCGCTCTGCGCACCTCCACCGGAAGCGTTCGAGCCGTCCACCAAAAATGGATATTCTTTGGAGAGGTGAGCCATCAATTCGGCTTCTGTTACTGCCACCCCGCCAACGATAAATTCTACTTTTTCACCATTATGCTTTGCGAACTTCTGAGCATAATCGCTTAATACTTCTGCCCTTTTTGCATCAGTCTTTGCAAGAGATTGCCCGATTGTATTGGCGGCAATGTTTATATCTCTTTGCTGTATCTTCTGATTAAACTGGGCTAATTCCTCATCTTTTTCCTGTAGTCGCTGTTGCGCTTGCTCCCACAATGTCTTGAACTCGCCTTTTTCTTTGGCGGCATCTTCATCTGCCTTTTGCCTCTGAGCCTCTAATTCTCTGGCCTTTTGCTTCGCGGCCTTCGTTTCGCTCATGAGTTCATCGAGTTTATTCTTCAAGCCACTGGTATCTTCTGGCTCTGGCATTCCCTCAATGTTTAGGATGTATCTGCCGTCTTTTTCGGAATATAAATCCTTCTGTGTATCGTCTAATTCTTCTATGCTTTCGAGTTCGTACTTTAACATTGTGTACCCCGTACAGTTATGCGCCCTGCGCGATTTCTTGAATTGTAGCGTAATTTATTTATGTTGCAAATTTTATACTAAACCGGCTCTTTCAAATGCTTGCGGTTCAAGTCTTTTTAATTCATCCAGTGAATAAGTTATACCTAAATCATCACTGAACTTGTCAATATTCAAACC